GGACAATTATCACGGATTAAAGATTTTTAAGACGGTGTTTATTTGATTTTACTTGTATTTACTAAAAGGAGCAACGATTAATGGAAACAAACGGAAACGAACTTGCCGAACTTCAGGAATTATATGAACGGGCAGGAACGCAAGCACAGAAGCTGACAGCACCTTTGCTGAATAATGCAATATTTATGTCACAGGAGCTTGACAAGCTGATGAATAAGATACGCAACGGCGGCGAATGGGTATCAACATACCGAAACGGAGCGAATCAAGTTGGCAGAACATTAAGCGCAGAAGGCAAGGCTTACAATGCACTTTTGAAGAGTTTCAATTCAACGATTAAAAACCTGTATTCAATTCTTAACGATAAGATGCCTGAGCCTGAAGATGACCTTGCGAAATTCTTGAAGAAGAAAGAAACAAGATGATAGAAGAATACTACGGCGCAGTAGTTGACGGAAAGATAACGGCTTGCGAAAAACTGAAACGGCAAGCGGACAGAATACTTGAAGCATATGCAAACCCTGACGAATTCCACTTTGACAAAGACATTGCGAATGACCATATAGAATTTATTGAAACATTCTGCAAGATTCCGTCCGGGGCTTTGGGTGCGCCTTTTAAATTAGAGCCATTTCAAAAAGCAATGCTTGAAACGATATTCGGCTTCGTTGATGATAATAACCTTCGGCAATACAACGAAGTGTTTATGCAGATAGCAAGAAAGAACGGCAAGACTTCACTTTGTTCTGCGATTGAACTTGATATGCTTATTAATGACGGCGAAGGTGCGCCGCAGGTTTACAACATTGCAACAATGCTTGACCAAGCGAAGCTCGGTTTCAACGCTTGCGATAAGATGAGGCAGATGTCACCTTTGCTGAATAAGCATTTGAAGAAACGAGCAGCAGATATTTACTTTCCGCAGAATATGGGATTTATCAAGGCGTTAGCTTCTAATACTTCTTCACTTGACGGACTTGATGTTCATTGTGGAATTATAGACGAGTTATCGGCAATAAAAAACAGAGATATATACGATTTAATCAAACAGGCAATGAGTGCGAGAATGCAACCATTGCTTTTTTGTATAACAACAAACGGCTTCCTTCGGAACGGAATATTTGACAATCAGTATGATTATGCAAAAAGGATAATTGACGGCGATATTCAAAACAAAAGATTTCTGCCGATTATTTATGAGCTTGATTCCGTTGAAGAATGGACGGATGAAAAGAATTGGATAAAAGCAAATCCTGCGCTTGGCACAGTTAAATCATTTGACAAGCTGAAGGAAAATGTTGACAAGGCAAAAGACGATGCTTCATTTCTTCCTACGGTCCTTGTAAAAGACTTCAATATGAAGCAGACAAACGAGGCGGCTTGGCTGAAATTTGAAGAGCTTGACAACGAAGCGACTTGGGACATTAAAGATTTCAAGTATTGCATAGGCGGTTTCGATGCTGCTGATTCGGTTGACTTGAATGCGGCGAAGGCGGTATGTATGCGCCCGAACGATGAACACATTTACATCAAGTCAATGTATTGGCTTCCTGAAGATGTCATTAATCAGGTTAAGGCAACGAGGCGAGAAAGAGACAATGCGCCATATGAATTATGGGTAAGTCAAGGTTGGCTACGGACTTGCCCCGGTAATAAATGCGATAAGCGGATATTCCTTGAATGGTACAAAGAGCTTCGGGAACAAGGTTTATACACGATGTATATCGGTTACGACCCGTGGCATATAAGCGATGAGCTTCTTCGGGAATTCAGGGCAGAGTTTGGTAAGAATTCAATGATTCCCGTTCGGCAAGGCTTCAAGACGGAGTCAGAGCCGTTGAAGGAAATCAAAGCAGACTTTCAACAAGGGCGAATCATCTATGACAATAACCCGATAGATAAATGGTGCTTGGCGAATAGTTGTATCAAGACAGACCCGAACGGAAACCAAATGTTAGTTAAGAATGCAGACAGAAGGAACCGTAATGACGGAACTTCCGCTTTGCTTGATGCTTATGTAGTGTTAATGAACTACAAAGACAAATATATCAACCTTAACGATGAGGTGAATTGATGAGTTGGATTGATGTTATTAAAGAAAACAGAAAAAAGAGCGAAGTGCAGAAGCAAGTTGATTATTACTTCAAGATGATGAACGGATATTCGCCTGTTTTCACATCCTTTGAAGGCGGAGTGTATGAAATGGCATTAACAAGAGCCGCAATTCATACCTTTGCAACGCATTGTTCAAAGTTGCTTCCCGAAGTGGAAGGGGCAAACAATGACAAGTTTGAGAGGATGTTGCAGAACAGACCGAATCCGAATATGAATACGGCGCAATATCTTTATAAGCTTGCGACATTGTACGAAACGGACAACACGGCTTTCATATTTCCGCTTTATGAATATGAGCCGAGACCCGTTGGCTTTTATCCTGTCAAGGCGAATGCGGTACAGCATTTAGTTTATGAAAAGCAGGATTACTTCAAATTTATGTTTTCGGGCGGTGATGTTACGCTTCCCAAAGACGAAGTAGGAATACTGAATAAATTCAATTACAAGTCAGATTTTTACGGAGCTTCAAATGCGGCGATTAATCCCACGCTTGATTTAATCAATGCGAATAATCAGGGAATTATTGAAGGCGTTAAAAATTCGGCTTCCCTTCGTTTTATAGCAAAGCTTGCAACGGTTCTTCAGCCGAAAGACTTGAAGGAAGAAAGAAAACGCCTTGCGGCTGATAACTTATCGGCAGACAATAACGGCGGTATTTTTCTTGCGGATGCGAAGTATGACGATATTAAGCAAATCACATCCGAGCCTTTCACAGTTAATGCGGCGCAGATGAGGGAAATTGAAGAAAGCGTATTCACATACTTCGGCACAAACAAGAATATCTTGCAGAACAAATTTACACCTGATGAATGGAGTGCTTACTACGAAGGCAAGGTTGAGCCTTTTGCAATTCAGGCTTCGCTTACTCACACAAGTATGAAATTCACAGACAAGGAACTTGCATACGGCAACAAGATAATATTCACAGCGAATCGGCTTCAGTATGAATCAACCACAACGAAGCTGAACGCAATTACAAGTTTGTTTGACAGAGGAATGCTTACGCAGAATCAGGCGGCTGACATTATGCAGTTGCCACACGTTGAAGGCGGTGACAAGTATTATATCCGTAAAGAATATATGGATATGACAGAGCCGACACAGACCGAAGAACAGACCGAGGAGGCAGAAGAATGAACATAAACGATAAAATCAACAACGGCAGAGAATACCGAAACTTCCAAGTGCCGATGGAAATCAGGGCAAAGGATGAGGACGGAATGATTGTTGAAGGCTACGCAACAACCTTCAACGAGAAATATCTCTTATGGGAAGAGGACGGATACGAAGTATGGGAACAGGTTGATGCAAGGGCATTTGAAAACACAGATATGTCTGATGTCATTATGCAATACAACCACGAAGGCAGAGTGTTCGCAAGGCTTTCAAACGGCACGCTTGAACTTGATGTTGACGAACACGGTTTGAAGGTAAGAGCAGACCTTGGCGGTACGGAAATCGGCAGACAGTTATACGAAGAGATAAAAGGCGGTTACACAAACAAGATGTCATTCGGCTTTATGGTTTCTGCTGATGAAGTTGAAAACAACAAAGAGGACAAAACAACGGTTATCACAAGAACGATAACTAATATTAGCAAGTTATTTGATGTCAGCGCAGTTTCAATTCCTGCGAATGATGGCACAGCCATTTCAGCCCGAAGCTTCAGCGACGGAGTGATTGCAGAAGCAGAAGCGGAGAGAATGAGGGCAGAAGAGGAAGAAGAAAAGCGTTTACATAAACAGAAAGCTTTACAGCTACGACTAAAGTTAATGGAGGTTAACGATGAAAGAAATTAGAGAAATGACTATGGAAGAGGTTTCCGAGAGACTTGCTGAAATCTCCGAAGAGTTAAAGAATGACACGGCTGACCTTGATGCGCTTAACGAGGAAATCAACAATCTTGAGGAGCGTAAAAAGGAAATCAAAAACAGCGCAGAAAAAAGAAATGCATTACTTGACAAAGTAGGCAAGGAAGGACAGGTAGTAGAGACCATGACAGAGACCACAGAAATTCGCAAGGGCGTTGAGTCAGTTGAATACAAAAACGCATATCTTAAAAACCTTGCACAGGCAATGGAAGGCAGAGACATCTTCGGTGAAATGACCAAAGAGGAAAGAGAAGCTTTCACATTTACCACAGCAAACACAGGAGCAGTTGTTCCGACTATCATTCTTGACAGAGCTGAAGAGCTTGTTAGCTCAGTGGCACCGATGTATAACGATGCAACAAAGACAGCACTTGCACAGGGCTTCCGTCTTGCAAGACATACGGGCATTACACAGGGCGATGCTGATGTAACACTTGAAGGAATCGCAAACGATGACGAAATCGACACTTTCGATTATCTTGATATGCCCGGCGTTGAAATTAAGAAGCACGCTGACGTAACACGCAAGATGCGTTTCCAGAGCATTGGTGCTTTTGAGGATTGGCTTGTTGCACACATTGCACTTCGTATTCTTGTTGCAAAGGATAAGGTTATCCTTGCAAGACTTAACGAT